CAGTTGTTTCCAAGCTGCATCTAACTCTCTTGCCTTACGAGCCTCATCCGCATTACGAAATTTAACTTTGCCCTTTTTCTTACCCGAAGTAGAAAGCCAAGGACCCACAATATGCATTGTCATATGAACTCCATTAATATAATATATTATAACACCTTTTTCAGTGCTTGTCAAATGCTCTGTATTGATATTCTACTCGATATCTTGAATCATACAAAGGTTCAGGTAGGGGTGTTCCTTGATCCGACCATTTTTCTTTTTCTTCTTCTACTGGTTTATCTTTGAACCAGGTCAGGATGCGCTCAAAGATTTTACTTTTTTTGCTTTAGGTGCTGCCTCTACTTTTTGCTTTTCTGGTAATAGATTTGGAAATGCTTCTCGAACAATATCTTCTTTTAAAGATTTATATTTGGTTTGTAGCTTTTTATCTTTTGCTAGACACAATGCCTCTGCTTCAGACCAATGTATACCTTCTAACATCTGAATAAACAGTTGTTCTTTTTTATGCCTGGTAAGATTAATATTTGGATCAAGCCAAACATACATACGCCTAAATTCAGCAAATAGATTAGTTTCAGAGTAACCTACTGGAACTGCAGTATCTTTTTTAAAGGGCGGTTCGCCCTCGGGCAGGTCTAGTTTTACACTTAGATCAAAATTAATCTGCAGCATTCCTTTTAAGATAGGATGGTCATATGCTCTTAGCACTTTAACTTTGGATTCCTTACTGCTTGCTTTTTCAACTTCTTCGAAAATTTGTGGTATTGTAGTTTTCATTTAAAATTCCTCTATAACTTCTAGCATATTTTTCATTTTATGTTCAACAAAAAAATCTAGTAACTTGCTTTTATCTTTCGATGGGGTATCCTCATACCTATTTATGATAGAATTTTTAATATGATCAGGAATGCAACTAAAACTAACTAATTTTTTATTGCGTTCGTAATTTTTCTTAAATTCTGCATCTTGCGGCATAGCATCAAAATCCTTGTACCAAAGATCTAATTTTTCCTGACGTATTGGTTTTTGTCGTACACCATTCACAATACTATCGTCTGCTGATAGCACATTAGGAACACCGTCACCCTTGTCACCTTTAATGATGTGTTCAAAAATATATTTCTCTGGACTAATATCAGGTTTAACATACTTTCTTTGTATAGGAGAGAACTGTTTTACATTCTCATACTTTTGTAATTGAATGAAGTCATGATCTCCGGATAATACTAGAAACGGCTTAGGTTCATCAAATAAAACACTCTTGGTATCATTAGTCTGAGACCATTCTGCGAGTACAGCAATAATATCATCTGCTTCTGCGCCTGCGACATTAATAACCTTATATGGAAAGAACACTTCAATCTCACTACGAATAAGATTAATTGCCTCAAAGATTGTTTTCCAATCAAAGCCAGAATCTTCTCTTGCCTTTTTTCTTCCCGCTTTGTAATAGGGAAAATAATCTCTGCGCCAATAGTTTTGATTATCGCATGCGATAACTATCTCACCAAATTCTTTGCCGAATTTTTGTTTGTATCCTCGTATGGAATTTAAAATCATATGTCTCAATAGAGGCACTTGAATTTCAATATCATTACGACCACCCACCTCGGCCATTAGATTAGAAATGGCTGTTTGATTAAAGTCAACTACTATCATTATAAGTTTAGCTTTCCTGTGTTTAATGGGCCACGATCTTCCAGTGTAAATATCGTCCCTGTTTTTTGATTGTCTACTTCTATTTTGTAACCACTTCCTTTTGCTCCCGCAGCTATTAATTCTTTCTCAACTATTCTAGCTGCAGCAGATGCATCTCTTGCTTGCACGACTTGCGTAGAAGCAACTGTACTGCCCGGTCGGGTCACTCTTACTTCATATGCAATAGTAACTGCCTCGACTGCATCAGGATTTTGTGTTGATACGGAATCTGTTGTCGTCGATGCAACCGCTACTTCCGAGGTTGGTTTAGATATAAGAGTACCGTCTTCGCTGTCTCTAATAGCTGTACCGTCAAGTGCAGCTTGCTTTGCTGTAACATATGTGGTAAGTGCATCGGCGACACTCGACTTCATGATTTTTTCATAAACACTACCAGAACATCCAGATAATAAATTATAAACTATATGATTAATTTGTGATTCAACTGCTGCTCTCAATGCTGCCTTATTAATAGAAGTATCGAATAATGCATTAAATCTTGTAAGTACAGTATTAAAATCATTTAATGCTGTGGTTAATTCATTAATGCCTAATCCACTTAAAAGTTTTTGTTCAATTGCTTTAATTAAATCTCCCTGTTCAAGAGATGTTATTAACTCTTTTAGATCTATATCTGGAACAGAGTTATTGGGTGTACAACCATTGCCTAATAGATCTTGTAATGAACATCCGCCTGCCGCTTCTGCGCCCGATAAAGTTGCAACTCCTGATAATCTATCAGTATAATTTTTAAAAGTATCTAATTTTCCAGAAACAGTATATAATGTACTTACCTGCGATGTCAAAGTCGTTTTTTCCTCTGCCGCGGAAGTATAGGGAGAACTTACTGTAAATGACGGGACTGAATTTGCATTTGCCGTCCATTGATCTATAACTGTTATACGATAATTTAGGGGTGTTATTCTTGATGTAATTGCTGTGTTGGTTGCATATGCAGGATACGCAATGGGATTTTGAAATAGCTGCTGTTGTATTGCTTCTACAAGTTTCTGCGCATTTGTAACATCTGTACCTGCAGCATTAATGGCATTTGTAACTGTATCTATTAGTGTTTTAATTTCTGCAAGTCCGCCAGGAATTCCTAGACCAACTGCTACCTGTCTAGAACCCTGTATTGTTGATGTGTATAATTGTTCTAATGGATTACCGCCGATTTGTGATAAAACAATTTTTATAAGTTGACAATAACTTAAACTAATACCTGCCATATGTTACCTCGTAATTTTTAGGATGATTGTATCTATATTTATCCTACCATTGACAGCCTGTTCTTTAGAGTTAATATTATCTAAGAAAGTTCTTAATTTAACCTTACCCAAAGCGAGCAAATCTTTAATTTGTTCTTCGGGTTTTCTCAAAGTCTTTTGTTTGGATTTTTCTGGAGACCAATTTTGTAAAGTCGTACCCTTTACAGTCATACCTTTTGTTGATTCGGATGTATATACCGATAATTTTCTTGTTTTTGTATTAAATAACCATACTTGCTCTGCGCCCACAAGATCAAATGCTTTCGCAGATGTTAAACCTAATTCATCATCTTTGAGTTTATACTTTAAGCTCTTAATTTGGGCAACTGCAGGTTTTTCTCTTGTTGCTCTAACTTTGCGGTTGGCTTTCTTGAACTGCCCATACTTGTCACAGTCCTCAACAAAAGATTCGAACAATTTTACAATCTTAGTAATCTTACGTTTAGGAAAATTCGAATAACCCTCAACAATTTGCGAGTCTTTAGAATCAGCTACTTCATTCCATTGATCTAATTTCTTTACTGCCCAAGTTTTTACGAATGTAGTATATGGGGCAGGGATTTGGTTACCCTTTAAATGGGTATATAGATTAAAGTCTTTATCCGCAGTACAAAATTCATCTACAAACCCCTCAAGCTCACCAATATACTCAGATGCCTTATCTTTAATTGCATCTTGAATAGATGGACGCTTAACCACTGCTACAGGTGTTGTTACTGTAATGACATTTTTCTTAGCATCAAGACGTTTCTTGCCAATCTCAAATAAACGGTTCAATTCTTTATTAAATCCGTCCAAGTGATCTTTGCGAATATTGGCGCCTTGCAATAACATACGAGCCATCCAGCCATATGTCATGTGTACATCTTTTTCGTCAACCTCAGCAAATAATTTAGATGAGCTAGGCATATTGTGCTTTACATATTGCGCAAAATACTTGTGAGCATCGCCTCTAGTTTTATCAGTACTATACCAATTATTGATTCTAATCAATGTAATGACATAGTCGTTAGCAGTTGGATCTAACTTAGAAACCAACGGTTCAGATAATAGAACTTTGCCTGCGTCGTGCTCACGTTTAGTAGCCATTTATTCTCCAAGGGTAAATTTGATCTGCTTAATTGAATCATACCTGCAAGAACGCCATTCATTCTTTTCAATATCGAATACTGAAATAACATTGTCGTTTTCTTTGCGAACACGCTCTGTCTTTTTCTCAATTTCAGGCAATTTTTCTTCAGCTAAGGTACATTTCATTTCCCTTATTGTATCATCTTTCTTCTTGAAAGTCAAG